CTCAAACATTTGCTAAGTGAGCCTTATCGCAATATTGAAGATCGCTTTAATTTAGCAATCCACCAGCGTTTTAATGTTGAGTATAAAAAATTGCCCGCAATTAAATCTATGGATTTATCTATGCTTGCAACGGAAAAAGAACAGTTACTTCCACCGGCATCTGTAGAGTGGCCACAATTGGAAGGTGTCTCTCCGGCAAATATCACAATTGTTTTTTGGCAACCACATCAAGCTGAATCTGCATATCTTGCCCAATTTAAACACTTAACTGAGATTTTAAACTATGGCGACAAGTAAGAAACCGCGTAAAAAACACGATAAAAATGCCAACATTAAACGGCAGAGCGACAGAATATGTCGCAACTCTCTCGTGCTTTCCGTTATTGGACTAGGGAACGACGGCACAGAATGGATAAAAAATAATATTCCACAAGACAGAACAACGGCCACTGAACAAGATTTCGAACTGATGTATAACAAATCTCGACCATGGTCGTTTGTTTTCGGTGTTATTTGCCGTGATCAACTTGGAAGAGGTTATATAAAATTTGAATATCAATCTCTTGCTAACCAATTTGCATTCACCGCACCTGAAATGACTGATTACGTCAATGACAATATCAATGCCATTTTAAACGATGTAAACGAAGAGCATGTGCTCTCCCCTTTCCTTATTGCATCACCAGAGAAAAAAGAGTTTACAGATGATTACATCAAAAAACTTTTAACCTGGAAGAAAGTGGAAACAACGCTCAAAACACCATTCGAAATTAAAGCATTGCGTGAAGAAGGAATGGCCGCATTACGTGAAATAGATCCAACAGCTTACTCAGATAAAGCAACTTGGACGATCCTTCGTAAAAATGGCTGTAATGATTTTGCCGATATGCGACTAGTTGGATTAGAGAAATATCAACACTGCAAAGGAATCGGTAAAAAACGCATTCAAAGTCTGATTGATGGCTACCACGCATTAATCAATGACGAAAAATTAATTCCAAAATTGACCGCACTTCGTGAATTTGAAACTCAAATTTATATCCACCAACAAACAATGGCCCGATTAAATCGAGCTGCACAAATGTAGGAGAACCACATGGCTAAATTTATCAAACTAACTAATACGGATGAATCAGATATTTTCATCAACGTAGAACAAATTCAAACCATCACTAAAGATGAAAATGACACAGCTATTCAATTTGAAGATGGCACTATCTTTGTGAAAGAAACACCGGAACGAATTATTCACTCAATCCAATCTAGCGGTTCGGTTAATGAATTACCAGTCGTTGATGTTATGACCGCTAAGTAACGTGAAAAAGACCGCACTTTTGGGGAGGAAAAAAATGAAACCAAATTTTAGATATTTTAAATGTAAATTAGACGTTGAACCTATTAAATCATTAGATAAGCAATGGCGGAAAGATAGAGAGATCAGAGATGAAAAACTTGATGCTATTTTTAACACAATCCCATTTTATGAATGTTGGAGAGGGAGCGAGCGTAATATATTTGGCATTGTTTGCAGTTTAGATAATTCTGAATATGCCAAAATCAAAGAGGATAAGACCTATAAATTTGAAATAGTTGAAAATGAGAAAGTTGTTATCACTGGAAACGGCAGAACAAAAGCCGGTAAGGCGTTTAACGCTAAAATCCAAAGCGTTAGAGATATTTTAAATCAATATCCAAGCTTTAATGATTTTATGTTGCGAAAATTAAAACTTACTTGCTGGGTGCTTGGTGTTCGCACTGGTTATGTGTCGGTATGTGGTGTTGCAAACGGCTACTTTATCGCATCAATACCAGAAAAGTCAGAGGATTTTGGTGGTGATAAATTTCCAGAAATCCCAGAATGCCTAACCGAAATTAAACAAAGTGAGTTTCTTGCTTTACAAGGTAAGTGAGCGGTAATAAAAAATAAATGATAGTTGATCAATATGGAAACCGTATTAAATATGATGATTGCCGATCTAATCATTCTTTATGCCCTTATTATTTTTAATAAGCACACCGAAAGAAAGTTATCTGAGGATACTTTCTTTTTTAATTTGAAAATATGGCTTATCTCTCGTGGAGTAAAAGATGTTTAGACAGGACTTACAAGTATCAAATGGCAAAAGATACGTTGTCATTGAATGTCAATTTGGGCATGAGTGGGGAATGGTTAGAGAGACTAGGGAAACGGTCAGCGAGGGAGAAGCATTGGAAATCGTCCAATATTGGATTAAGTATAAAAGAATAAAACCAGAGCAAATTATGGTTATTGAAGTGCCTGATATTTGCAAGCCATGGTGAATCAATATTTAACAAATCCAATAGGCGTTCCAAGTGAGCGACTTTTGTTTTAGGAGAAAGAAAATGAAAGAATTTAACTTAGATGCAGCTTTGAATGGTGAGCCAGTGATGCTTAGAAATGGCTGCAAGGCTATTGTGTATTACATAATTCCAGAAGAATACACCTTCCCAGATGGGAGTAATTCTACATATCCTCTAAGAGGATTAATTTTTAATAAAGACGGATTTATTGAGAATAGTTTTTATTTTTGGCTTGAAGATGGGAGATGTCATCGCGAATGTTATAAACCAAATGACATAATCGGAATGTGGGAAGAGCCAAAGATTAGTATTGAAGATTTACCTAAGCCTTTTAAGCCTAAAGATGGTGAACCGTATTTCTATATTACAGGTGGCTTTATTGAGTGCGAAAGTGAATTTTGGGATACAAATAATTTTGACATAGCCTCAGCAGAAAGAGGCGGTTGTTATCGCACAAGAGAAGATGCTCAAAAATGGCTTGATTTTATGAAGAGTATGATGGAGTAAGTATGAGCGAGAAAATTTATGAGTTTAAAACTGTTATGGATTTTTTACAGCTAACAGAAGAACAATTTGAACGCTTTTTACCTGATTTTGCTAGTTGGTTTGCTATCCGTAAAAAACTTCAAGCAGAACAAGTTGCGCTCAATGATAGATTGGTAGGTATTTTAAAAATCACTCCAGAGCCTGTTATTAAGTGGATAGACGATGGCAAAGTTGGAGAAGTAAATTACATTGTAACGATTAAACAAATGGAATGAATAAAAGTATTTATTGTAACAGAACCTTACCGCACTTTTTATGTGCGGTTTTTATTGGAGAGTATATGGGAAGAGAATTTTTTGATGAATACTGCAGTCCAGAATTATTAGCGTTAATAACTGGATATGTTTGTCCTAAATATCAGATGAAAAGCTTAAATGAATTCGGAATTCCTTTTCTGCATCCAAAAGGAAATAGAAAATTCCCGCTTGTGTTACGATCTGATGGTGACAAAATTTTGAAAGGTGAGAAAGTGCAGCCGATTACACAAACAAAAGAAAGAAGGCGGTCTGCAGTATTAAGTTAGTAAGGGGGATATTATGGCACGTCCAAGAAAACGAGTTAATCAAGGATTGCCACAAGGTTTAGTGTGTCGGAATCGAAAAAGAGCGGATGGCTCAATCGTGGTTTATTACTACTACACGATGGCAGATAAAAAAGAAGTTGCTTTAGGTAAAGATAAGCACATTGCTATTCTGGAAGCAGCAAAGCTTAATATGCAGTATCTGACGAAAAAAGATAATATCCTTTTCATTGAAGTGCTTGAGCGATATGAAAAAGAAGTTGTGCCGCTTAAAAAAGCGAAGAATACTCGAAATTCAAACATTCAGGCAATAAAGAAATTACGCCAATACTTCCAAGATCCACCATTTACCCTTGATGAAATAGAGCCTATACACATTCGTGAATATTTAGATTGGAGAAAAGACGTTAAACCAACCGCAAATATCGAAGTCGGGTTATTTGGCCACATTTGGAGCATGGCGAGAGAATGGGGTTACACTGAAAAAATCAGCCCATCAACAGGGGTTAAAAAATTCAAAGTAAATTACCGTGATGTGTACATTGAAGATTATATCTTGGATAAAATCTACGACTGCGCCACAGGCGATATGAAGGACATTATGGATGTGATGTATTTAACCGGACAACGTCCAATAGACGTGGTAAAAATCCATAGTTCGCACATTTACAACGATTTACTGCATATTACACAGCAAAAAACAGGTAAACGTGTTGCTATTAAAGTTATAGGTAAATTAAAAGAGATTATCGACAAGCGGATCACTGAAGAAAATCAGTTCCTATTTACGAATAAATGGGGGCGAAAGCTCGAGCGGAGATCACTTACAGATTATTTCAAAGATACCCGTAATGCGGCATCAAGAAAATATAAAGAGCTAGCCGAAGAGATCAACCAAGTGCAATTGAGAGATCTTCGCGCGAAAGCAGCAACAGACCTTTCATTAATGATTGATGATGAACGAGCAAGAAAACAACTTGGCCATACTTCTGCACGTACCACTCAACATTACATCAGAAAAGAAAAACCACTCAATCCAACCAAATAAAAAAGGCTCTTCAAATGAAGGGCCTTTTTTTTGTCACAAATCACGTTCCGAAACGTTTTTAAAACTCATTGATTTTATTAAACTTTAAAACCTAAAAATAAGAAAAGGTTTCGGAATTAAAATTGACTTTAGATAGCGTAAATACTG